CCAGGCGTATGTCTATGCTCAGTGGCGCTGCCGGTGGTTTGGGCGGCATTGCTGGACAGGTTTTGGGAATGGGCGGCCAGAGACAAGGCGAAATGATGAACTGGCTGAACATGATGAACCAATATGGAGGACAGGGACGAGACATTTACCAACAAGGACTGTCACGGCTGTATCAATCTGCGCTCAGAAAATCGCAAGAGCCTTGGGAAAGAATCATGAGAGGACAGGCACTGCTTGCAGGGTTTGATCCTGGAAGAATCTATGGCGGTTACACAACGGAGTCTGTAAAACCAGAGTGGAAATCAGAGCCAACAGGAATTGGAAAAATAATTGATGCTGGATCGAACCTAAAAGACTTGTGGGATATGGTAAGCGGTTGGTTTAGCGAAGGCGGCTATGTTGAAAAGCCCAAAAAATACAACGATGGCGGCATTGTCAGCGGCTTGGTTCCCATCCACATGCAGGATGGTGGTGATCCAGAAGTGGAAGAAGCGGAGATACCCGAATGGGTTCTTGAGGCTTTAGAGTCTGATGATATTAGAACAAGAATGGCTGCAATCCAATGGCTACAAGCGAATCAAGCCGGAGAAGCAGGCAAAGGGGTTGGAGGGTTTTTCAAAAGAAAAAACCAAGAGTTTATTGATCGAATGGCGAGGATAGGTGAAAGCGACGAAAATCCATTTTTGTCAGGAGAGCTTGAGTTTGCGCCAGGGCTTGCTGGTATAACTAGCTTGATCAGAACCGGATTGCCAAAACAGATATTGTCCCAGATAGCTCCACGAATAACCGCAAGAACCTCTGCACCAGCGACTCCAGCTGCGCCGGCTTCTGCTCCAGGAGGAGGCATTAAAGGGATTCTTAAAGGGCCGATAAGAAAACCAGTATCGCAAGGGTATACATCCAGGTCTCTCCGAGATCCATCCGCGCGTCCAGTAGGACCGTATACTGGTGGTCCACAAGCGGTTTTAGAGGGCGCTAAACCACCCCCAAGCATAACTCAGCGGGCGGCTGATGTATTTAAAGGAGCTGGAACAAAAGCAAGAGACATACTGATTGGCAAACCAGGGCAGAGAAACCCATTTGGAAAAGGACAGCTTGGAGCTTACGAACGTTTTGCAAGGGGCGCTAAAATGGGAACAAGGGCCGGTGCAGCCTACGTCATTGGTTCAGTAGTAACAGATTTGTTGTCTGGTTTAAACGATGAGGAAAAAGCAGAAATGCTGGCCAAGCTGGAAGGACTCTCGGAAGAACAGATGATGGCTGTAGCCGAAGAACAAGAACGACTGAAAAAGGTCAAAGACAAAAAAGATCGATCAAGAGCGCTCAGTCGCTTTGTGAATCTCATGTATGAAAGACCCACAACGATCGGTGACTTGGGAAGAATGTACGAACAGGAAAGACTCGGAACGGTTCCTGCTGAAACGGTTGCCGCGAAAGAAGTTGAAGAATTAGCTCGCATGAGTGGATTGCCAGTGGAAACAGTAATGATGATGCAAAATCCTCAAGGCGCTTACTTTGCTCAACTTGGTCAGGCCAGACAACAAGATTTGGCTGCACTTATCGTAGCCTATTTGGTGGAACAAGGGGTCTTGGATGAGGTAACGGCGGTTGAAAGAAAAACAAAACTAATGGAACTTCCAGCAGATTCTCTGGAAAAAATTGCTACAGAGCTTGGCATCCCTATTCCGAGCGTAGGTGGCTCAACAGTAGTAGATCCTTCCCAATATCAGTAACACCATGATTCCCGTTCTAGTCGGAAACAAGGTTGTTTATATAAAGACCAACGACCCAGAGGTTGCCAAGAGAACTGCTGAACGCTATCGAAAAGAACAAGAGGGAGACTTTTCCACCCTGGGAGAAACGCTTGTTCAAGGTCCAGTTAGGGGCGCCATTGAGGGTTTGGTTGAGGGTCCCATAGAGTTTGCAACCTCACTTGTGGATCTTGCTGCCGGCACTGACTTTACTTCAGAGGTTGAAAAAAGTTTTGAACGGATAAAGCCTGACAAGCCAGTAAGCACAGCGGGCCAAGTATCCGAGCTTCTGTTTCGTTTCGGCGCTCCTGCCGGGGTTGCACAAAAAATGGTTAAAAAAGCCATTACAAAAAAGGCAGCAAAGAAACGGCTGTTTGCGCCCAAGGAAATTACTTATAAAACAAAACCGAATTGGTTTAAACACACGGTTGCACCCACCTTTGCGGCGGATTTATTGGCTACAGGCCAGGATGTTCCAACCTTCGGCATCTTTGATGAGTTTATTGATGAGGGATTTTTTAACACTTCGGCATCGAGGGAGGATGATGAGAAAGTTCTTGATGAACAAATCACTGCTGGGGACAGACTAAGAAAGCGTCTTGTTACCGCTGGCACAGGGGCAGCTATGTTGTTGGCGTTGCCCACCCTATGGAAAGGAATAAAGATTCCGGTTGCTGGTGCGGCCAAAGGACTGTCCAAACTTGAGACAACACAGAACCTCGCAAAATTTACCCGCAACAAAAGAGAAAGAATTTCCGAAGCAATCAACCAAGGACAATACGAAGCGGGAACCAAGTGGGCTACGGCAAATAAAGTTTTATCCAAGCTCAGATCAAGAGGCGACCTTCCAACAAACGAGGTAAGCAACGCAAGGTATTCAAAGCAAGCGCTGTTGAACAAACACCAAACTTTGCTGGACACGAACATGAGGAACCTATGGGGAGGTTACGATTGGTTGGTCAAAAGTGGCAAGGTTGGAGATGCAAAACTGAGAGAACTGGACTCCGCATTGAGGACAGCCCTGTACGGCGCGGACAAGACTCAAAAGAACGCCGCCATGAATTTGTTGAAAATATACGACAACAAATACATGAACCAGTACGGGACATTAAAATACGTTGCGAAACTTAGAAACAAGCAGACTGGTGAAATGATATACAAGCAGGTTGAGAAACCAAGAACCAGCTTTGTTGAAAATGTTGATACCGCCAGGAAACAGATTGATGATTTAACATTGGAACTGAAAGAAGTGGCAGACCTCTCAAAAAAATTAGGAATAGAATTGTTGCCCCCAGGATATTTGGCAGCGATGGACAAGAACATAGGAAGCTATGGCTATAGAGCATATAAATCGATGCTGAAAGGGGAACGCTATCTTCCCACCAGAGTAGACAGGGATGCAGCGGTTGCTGAATTACTGAAAAATGAAGTGGTAAAAACTGCCGAGGATGGCAAGGCTCTTTTAACGAGGTTGCTTAAAACTGGAAATTTCGACAACGCCCTTATGGCCCCGGAGTTTGCAATTGAGGGCATCAAATCTGGTATTTTAAAGAACAGAAAGTTGGATAATTTACGTGCTGTCAGGAAATTCTTGGGCGAAGTTACCGGAGAAACAGTTCCAGACCTGATGCTTAAGACGAGATCCACGGTTGATAACCTGTCAAGGCTGGTGGCAAGCGCCAGATATATGGATGAGGTTGCAGGAATAAACAACCGTTTGATAAATTCTGGCAGCAAGGAAAGGTTTCTTTACAACAGCATTGATGAGGTTGATGAAAGCATAAGGCCACAATTTTTAGACGAGCTTGGGGATCCAATAATTATTCCGAACAAACCTCAAAAGTTTGGTAGCTTGGCAGGACAGGTAACCACGCAAAGGATAAGGGATGCATTAATCGGCGCCCAGAATGGCTGGTTGGAACAGTCACCAGGTGTTGTCTCCAGAGTATGGTCAACCTTTTTGGCAGGCAAAGGGTTGGTACAACAGGCGAAAACTATTTACAGCCCCATTACCCAGATCAGGAACGCAACCAGTGCGTCCTTGTTTGCGCTCATGAATGGCAATGTGGGCAACGCCCAAACTTTGCAGGACTCTGCCATGATTGTGTTTGATGCGCTGAAAAGAACAAACAAGGGATCGTTGGCAAAGTATTATGCAAATGCCCAGAGAAAAGGGATCGTCAATACTGGAGCGCAGTTGCGTGAAATAGATGCAGTGATTGATGATGCTGCCAGAGCACTGGAGGCTTCCGAGCCAGGGGCGTGGAGCAACGCAACCCAAAAAACAATTAAACTTCTCGATGCAAGCAGAAATAACTTTTTCTCCAAAGTCTACCAAGGCTCTGATGATGTCTGGAAAATATTCAGTTGGGAGATGGAAAAAGGCAGGATGATGCGAGCGTTTCAAAACGCATCAAAAAGAAACGCAAGTTTCAAAATTTCAAAAGGATCCTACAAAAACATTTCTCCCAAAAACATTCGTGAACTGGAGAAAAAGGGCGGCCAATGGTCGGCGCTTTCCAAAGAAGTGCAAGCCGAGGTCGTTGAAGACATCAGCGCAGCCATTGTCAGGGATACGGTTCCGAACTATGCAAAGGTTGGTTCTATAATTCAGTCGCTTAGACGTAGCCCTTTCGGTAATTTTATTGCCTTCCCTGCTGAAACTGTCAGAACAGCAGTCAACTCAACCTCGCGTGCCATCGATGAGCTTGCCAGCGGTGTTCCTGAGATTGCGGAGATTGGCATGCGTCGATTGATGGGGAACATGGCGGTTATGTATGCCGTTCCAAAAGCTACTTACGAGTTTGGAAAGCTCATGACCGGTGCTAGCGATGAACAGGTTCAGGCTTACAAAAGAAGTTTCGCTACCCCATGGGAAAAGAATGCAGACCTCATTCCCATACGCACCGACAAGGATGGTAACGTCGTCGAGTTTTACAACTACACCTACACCAATCCATACGAATATTTACGGACGCCAATTTCGGCAGTTTTAAATGCATTTTTAAATGGAGAAAAAAGAGGAGACAAGCTCCATGAAAAACTTTGGCAGGGATTTATGGGCTCTAACGGTTTCTTTGCTGAATACCTCACGCCTTTTTTTGGCTGGTCTATTGCGAGTCAGGGAGTATTGGACGCTACAAGAAATGTAACCTATGCTTCCGGAACAGCGCGTCCTATTTATAATTCGGAAATTGACTCTGCTGCGATTAAAGCTGGTAAGGTGTTGGCACACTGGGTTAATTTGTTTGCGCCTCCTGTGGTTCCTGTTAAGTTCAGACCAGGGCAAGAAGGACCATTTTTAAAAGACCTTCCGCGAGCAACCCTTTATTCCTTGGGACTAACCGACCAGGCTTTGTCTCGGTCAGGAAGAAAGCCAAACATTTACAGCCAACTCGCAGAGTCCTTTACCGGACTGAAAACCATTCGACCCAACATGAAGAGAACACTTAGGTTCAGGGCATTCGATGCAAAAGAACAGATGCGGGATGCGACATCGCTTTACACACAGGTTGCCAAGAATCCAAACGTTCAGGACCCGGAAGCACATGTCAAGGCCTTGTTAAAAACCAACGAAGCTCGTTTCGAGGCATTAAAAGATGTATCAATGGCAGTCGAGGACGCAAAAAGACTAGGGATGTCTGATCAAGAAGTATACAAAGTATTGAAGGCAACCAAGATTGCGAGCCCAAGAGCAATCATGAACCGCACCTTTATCCCGTATTTCCCATCCGAGTTCGCAATTGGAGAGGCGCTGTCAAAAGAGGGTGCAGAGCAAGCTGCTTTCTTCCCGGAAGAGGCATTGCGCCAAGCCTGGATACAGGACATTAAACCTCTTCTGCCTCAAGAGTCTTTTGTGGGCGGACCACCTCAAATTCCAACAGCGGCGCAACCAAGAATGACCAGAAGAACAAAGGCTGCGCTTGATCCAAGAAGCTCTGCCGGTGTTATGTTAAGGCAGCAAGAGTTGGAAAAACTATTGGGCATCAACTAATTGCGCCGACGCAAAAACAAATACGGGGCCATCAAGGTTCAATACGATGGCTACAAATTTGACAGCAAGCTCGAAGCCGCCAGATACAAACAACTTAAACTTATGGAAAGCGCCGGGGAACTCTCGCATCTGGAACTGCAACCGAAGTATCCATGCGAGGTCAACGGCAAGAAGATCTGCACCTACATCGCCGACTTCCGCTACCAGTTGAAGAACGGGGACACCGTGGTGGAAGATGTCAAGGGCGTGGAAACAGCAGTGTTCAAGCTGAAGAAAAAGCTGGTGGAATCCCTGTACCCAGGGGTCAGGATTCAGATTGTGAAGAACCCCCGGTTCTTTGTGGTGTCGGGCTAAGATCAATCGCCTCTTCCCTGGAAATCAGCATGTCCAGATAGAACCTGGCTTTGCGGTAGTCTTCCTCTGGCTTGCCCTTGAATGGCGCCCGCCACATGTACTTGATGATCTGGCCACGGAGGTAGCCGACAAACTCTTTCGGATCGAGCGCAGCACCAATGGCATCGAGTGCCTCTATGCGTCCCTGGGTATAGTGTGCGGGGTGGTTTACCGGGTCGTCATCCATTGCATCAGTCATGGCAGAAACAACTCCTGGCATCGTCATCAAACAAACTAATCTGTTTGGCATCGAGTCGTGCCATTTCAACCAAGTCTTTATAACTTCTGTCTTTTCTAAAGGTTGCCACACTAACCTTTCTGCCAAGTTTTTCTTTTGATTTCTTTTCTATTTTTTGTTCCTGTTCTATCCACCAGTCGGCCAACTCTGGTTTTTCCTTGATAAGAGTAATCAATGTCCTTGTGCCTTTTAAGAAACAAAGATCGCAATTCCCAGCCAATGTTTTTCCATGATTGTTGGGTAGCATCAAATCAAAATCATTGTTCCTCCAAAAATTACCCACATCTTCTACCATTACTTTGTTGTCATAGAGTGGCACTAGCGATGTCCATTTGTTCTTGCCTGAGTCGTTTTGTTTTCTCTGTTTGGCGACTCGACTTGGTTCGTCATAACGCAGCCCAACTACATTGGCCCATTCTTTATATCCTTTGACCCGCATAAACCTATTCATGACATCTATCTTCAAGAGCATAGTGCATAATCTTATCGCTACATTTGGCAACATTTTCTTTCGGTTTATGAGTGCCTCAAAGGGTTCTCCGTTTCTGCTGGCGGTTTCATAAGTAACTTCCTTGGTGCGATAAATCGGTCTTTCATCATGGATGTCCACTTCAAGCCAATGCACTTTGACATTCCAATTCACAGCACAGTCATTAATAAAGTCCAAAGTCTGAGGCATTTCTTTCCCGGTGTTGGCAAAAGTTACATGAACATCATCGGGCAACTTCCAATTATAAGACTCAAGTATTTTATACAGCATATAGGCCGATGTTCTGCCGCCGCTGAAACTAATTAGGGTTGGACAATCAAACTTTTCTGGTAAAAAGATTTGTTCTTCGTTCGTTGACACTATCCATCTCTGGTCAATTCTTCCAGGCGTGTGTCCATCCCGAACTCTTCCCGGAACCGCATCAGTTTCTTGATGACCTCCGGATCGTAGTTGACCTTGGACAGCTCACGCATCTCCTGGCTGGTGTAGACATCTTTGCCGGCTTGGTCTTTGGGTGCATTGGTAAGCAGCGCTTTGCCTTTGGCATAGGTGGTAGCCCCACCGCTGATGCTGTTGATTGGCAGGTTCACCAACGACGACAGCCAGATGTGCTGCTCACAGCCCTTGCGTTGAGTAGCCTCATCAATGGGTTTGCTGAAATTGTTGCAACGCCAGGCACCATCACCGTCAAACACAGGCTCACTGTGAGCACAGTTGCGGCAGTTGATGTCATCCGGCAGTTGTTTCAGGTTGTAAATGGCTTGCTGTTTCTGGGTCATGAACTTACGGATGCGGTAATCGGTTGAGGAATAGGGCGACGGTGGTGGCGAATCGGCTTGGATAATCAGCTTCGCTTTCTCGATCATCTCATCGAGAACGCCATCACGGGCCTCGACAATCTCGGTATAAATGTCGGAGTCGTTTTTGTTGTAGACAATGATCAAGGCACGCTTTAGATCAAAGGCGGCCATGTAACACTGGATCTGCACCGAGTAATCATTCGACCAATCCTCATAGCTTCCTCCCTGTTGCAGCTCCCGGAAACGATTGTTGTTCGCCGACTTCACCTCCAGAATCATGACCTCTTCAGGGTTCTCCGGATCAGCTTGCTTGACCACACCATCAACAGAACCACCCATGTGACCACCGAGAAAGGAACAGCGGTATTGGTTGCCCTCCTTGTCGGTGGCAGAAACCTTGATGGTCCCCATTTTCTTCAGCCGGTCAACCACCTGGTCTTCAATGCGGTTGCCCAGATCAAACAGGCGCAGGATGCGACCGTTTTCAAACACCGGGAACGACCAACGGAACTCAAGCCACAGCTTGCGCGGGTCACCACCGATTACACTCATGCCGAGATGTTGGCGTCGTCGCTGTCCATCCACCTCCAACTGGTCAAATTCATCAACTAAAGTCATAACTTAATCCTCCTTTCTCCTGAATACATCACCTTGATGTTGTCGTACTTGCCTTCTTTTTGGGTCATGATGCCATCAATATGATCAAAGGCACCCTGGGTATTGATTAAATCAACCGCTTGCTTTACCGAGTTCGGCGCAAACAGGTCGAGGGTAATTTGTTTCCACCGACTCTTGGCAAACCGATTTACTTTCGGATGCTCGAACATCAATGGTAACTGATAACTTTCAAATAGATTTTCACACTCAAAGATCACCTTGCAATAGAAGTTGCCGTTCTTCGAGGTGGTGGAATGGGCTGAGATACGGCTGACATTAAATATTTTTTCCTTGTTCTCGCCCTGTTTCTCGTCGGAAAGCACGAACCCAACGCTGGCAGTCCCCTGCTTTGCCAGGTTGGGCGGCTTCTTTTCTGTTCCCTCCGGTTGAAAATAAAAAGATTGTGGTTCGGGAAACGGCGCACCGCATTCACGGCACTCCTTGAATGACTTGGGGCTGACACCAAAGCAGAGCTCACAGACTTTGATCTTCGCATCCACGCGCTCGTCCTGGGGAACGGCCTCATCAAGACAGCCATGACGGACCATGTTCTCTCCATAGTCCAGCATCAGGCAGTTGTCTTTGTCCGGATAGGGACGCATGCCACGGCCGCACATCTGGACATAGAGTCCAAGACTCTGCGTTGGTCGCAACAGCGCCAGGCAATCGGTGCGCGGCGCATCCCATCCCTCTGTCAATACTCCCACATTGCACAGGGCATGGACAGCGCCACTATCAAACTCTTTTAATATACGTTCACGATCCTTGGTTGGGGTGTCGCCGGTAACTACCTCGGCCTTGATGCCCTGTTCCTGTAGAAACAAACACATCTTCTCGGCATGCAGTACCGACACACAGAAGAACACGGTTGCGGTTCTTCCTTTTAAATAGGCTTTGTCCATCCAGTCGTTGAAAATTTCCATGATCAACGGCTCACTCAGGACAACTTTTTCCAAGTCACCCTCACGGTAATCGCCACCCTTGAACTTAAGCCGTACGTCCTTGGTGTCGATTACCGCTTTGTTTTTTACCGCAAATGCAGACAATCGAGAGAGATATCCGTCCTGCACCAGCTGCGGTATGGAAACCTGGTAGGCGATGTCCTTAAAAAAATGGTCCAGTTTGTCCCCATAAATGTAGCCTTGTCCCATGCGGTAGGGGGTTGCGGTAACGCCAATGATCCGGCATGGCTTTTTCTCGCGCATTGCACTCAGCACTTTGCGATAGCGTGTGGTCTTCGTAGGGGCGATATGGTGCGCTTCATCGACAATTATATAGTCTACCCCTGGAACCACATCCAAACGCTTAGATGACGCCAATGTGTCCCTGGATGCGATCAATACCGGCGCATCGGTGTCGTAACTCTTGAGTGAGGCTGCGAGAATACCGACAGGCGCATCGGGCCAAACCTTCAGCAGCTTGTCCTTGGCCTGTGAAACCAGCTCTTGGCGGTGTGCCAGGATCATGAACCTCCGGTTGCCTCCGCTTAATTGTTTAATCAGGTGGGAAAACACGATGGTCTTGCCGGCAGCGGTGGGCAATACCAGCAATGGGTTGCTGTCTATGGGCTTGCTTTGGAAGTAAGCCAACAGTGCCGCCAGTGATTCTTCCTGGTAATACCGCAGTTGCATCAGTGAACGCTCTCGTTTTCGTCCGATTCAGTGCCATTTAATAGGGTATCAATTCTGGACATGGCCAAATCCAAAAGATGATAAGCGGTTTTTTGATTGGGTGCGGTGCCAAGGATAACTTCCGGCAACAGGAACACTAGGACTTTGGTGATGTTGGCTTCGGAAATGCCACGCTTTTTCCAGTCCTCGATCAGATCGTACAAATCGTTGACGATGACCTCTGCGGTTTCAATACCTTTGGTAACGGCATCTTTTTTGTTGCTCATGATCGCTCCTGATTCTATGAATTATAATGCAGTCCGGCTTTTTGATAAACGAGAAGCCTTAAACTCGTGATCGGAGGCGATCAATCAGTCCCAATCAGCCGAAATAGATG